ACTTCTGCGTGGCGGGATCAAAAATAATCGCAGGAGGCACAGCCTTTCGGCTTGTGCCTGTAACAGGGTCTACCCGCGTGCGTGTCGGCACTCCCATAGCCGCCCAGTAAGGCTTCATGAACTCGGCTTTGGTCGTAACCACAGGGTAGTTGGCGTCGCCCATCAAGTACTTATATGCTGCAGCAGAGTCATTCGTTAAATGACTGTATTCGGCGTTGTGCTCCGCAGGGGTCTTAACATCGCGGAAGTTGTACGGGTTTTGTACCGGGGGCGTATAGCTTGGAGGCTCCGCCACAGGTGTTACCGGAGTCTGTCCCGTGCCGGGTGTAGCTTGTGCTGTGCCGGGAGCTTTCCCGGCGGCACCGCGAATGGCGTCTTGTGCAACCATGTCTTGCACACCGCCGAATACACCCGAGGCGTCTGTGGCTCGCCTGTTAGCAAGCGACTGCGCTAAATTCGCGTCGCGCTGTGCATAGTAATCCGAGGAGTAGTAGTTGCCTGTGCCGTCGTTAAGCAGACCTTGCGCAGTAAGAATTGCGTTGCGGTCAACGGTTGCTGGAGCCGACTGCTCAACAGGTTGCGTGTCCTGCGCAAAGGCTTTGGTTGGCTGCGCCATGTTTTGTGCAGCCATGTCTTGTACACCGCCGAATACACCCGAGGCGTCTGTAGCTGCAGTGTTCGCGTTGTTTGCCGCAAGTGCGGCTGGACGCGCGTCATAGTAATCTTGAGAGTAGTAGTTGCCTGTGCCATCATTAGACAGCCCTTGCGCAGAAAGAATTTCGTCGCGGTATGCAGCAACTTCATCAGGAGTCATCACACCGCCTTCGGCAAAGGCAACCGCGCCGCCGTGGGCAAGCCCCGCAATACCGCGCATGTTGCGACCGCTCGTGTAATCAGCCATATTTCTAGAGCCCCAATCAGAAGCAAGAACAGGCGCATAGCTGGAGTACGTGCCCGTATAGGGATTGAACACCTTGGGTCGGATATACCCTGTAGCTGCCGGATCACTGGTTGGCATTTTCTTTTCGTCGCCCATGAGGAACGGCGAAGCTGCAGCCATTAAGTACTTGGAATTGGCCTTAGCAAAACCCATTGGGTCTGCTTTAACGGCATTGAATCCGGCAGACATCTTGTCCATAAATGGTGCATTCTTAGCCGCATCCGATGCCGCCTGCATCGCGTCTGAAACCTTTGGAATAGCATCGTAAGTGGGCCAAGGAGTCGAAGACACAGGTGCGCCCTGAGTAAGACCTGCAATACCTTCTTGAGAGCCTACAGCGTTATACACTTCGCCGGGGGCTGCGTTCGACACCGTGTCGTACACGTTCAAGCCGGGAGTAGCGGCGTTGGGCGTAACAATGGGTGCCGTTCCTGCAGCGGAGTTCGTAAGTGCACTGCTCGCGGCTTCGGGTTGGGGGCCTGCAAACGTTGTTTGCCGTGCCAGTTCTTCTTGCGCAGCGTTGCTAACACCCGATGCAGCCAAACTCTGCCCCAAACCAGCGCCTCCGTAAGCCGCCAAGCCTGCCGAAAGCCCTTTACCTATGTCGCCAGTGTACGCACCATACGCACCGCCAACAATAATACCTGCATCGATCGCCGCAGCCGTCGCGCCCGACGCTCCCAAGGCTGTGCCCGCCCCCAAAATACCGGCCCCGCCGGCCATGCCGCCTGAGAAATATGTGATCGCCGCTCCGGCCACAACAGGTAAGATCTTGTCAAGGAAACCTGCTTCTGGTAAACCCGTCTCGGGGTTGATGGTCAGCGTTCCACCATGTGCAACGGCCAAAGACTGAAGCCCGTGGAGCTCTCTCGGGGTCATGTGCACCAGAACTTTGTCGCCGTCGCGTCCCTGCGCGGCCATGTGGTTTGCGATTGCGTGGAGGCTCATATCAGACCTTTATTTTCAAGACGTTGGTTGCGGTATCCCGGTAGACATCGCCCGAGCGTAAATCGACATAATCAGCGTCTGTCGGCAAGCGGTCGATACTAAGATTCAAGCTTATAGCCGCCAGCGGACCCACTGAGTTTATCTGGTTGAAGAACAAACGCAACACGTTTGCAAACTTGTCTTGGTATACCGGGTCGTATTCACGCGGGGCCAGCGGTAGGCTGGGTACGGATACGTTTGTCTGCGCCATACTATCTCCTGCCGTCCGGACGCACGTCGAGGCGCGGCGCGCCTATTTGCCATGCCGTGCCGATTTGGTTGGACTCCACCTTCAGGATCATCTGGCGAGCCCGGATGCGCGTATACACCTGCCCCGTGAACTCTTCAGTGATCACGTAGCTAGACCCCTTCAACACACCTGCAGCCGCCGACGAAATAGCGCCGGACCCCGAGTTCTGCAGACCGTACAGTGTCATTGTGAGTTGCGCAGGATCCCCGGTCGGTGAATCTGAAGACCCGTCAAACGTCAAGTCCGGAAGCATGCGCCACACAAACCCGAAGTTGTGTCCGTCACCGATGTCGAACTCCGATGACGAAATGTACGCATCGATTGGGGCTGTTGTGTCTGTGGCGTTGTCGTCTACACCGTCTTCGTGATTCACGATGTTGTTGATGTATGTTGCGGCGATCGGGTACGGCAACAGGCCAGAGTCCAACCACGCCGTACGCGCCATCGTGCCGTAGTACCAGATCTTCTCAAGGTAGTTGTACACCGCGTAGCGATCCACCGCTGTTGAATTAGCGGAACAGTAGAACCACCAGACTTCGTTGAAACCTTCATTGGTGCCAGCAAAAATCTGCTGCGCCTGATCTTTGTTGAAGTCACTGAAAATGTAGCGGCGAATGTCGCAGTTAAGCGTCTGTATGCGCCCGTCATACATGTAGAACTTGTCGATCCCCATCCAGAACACAGCGCCTGATGCCAGTGACGCAGCATTCGGGCTAACGATAGAGATGTTGTCGCCAAGAAGCTGCGATCCCCATACAGCCGGAGGCCCGAGGTACTGCAGCGAGTAGACCGCTTGGTCCGTAAACGTGACGATTTCCTGTCGGGTTTGGATTGCGGTGACGATCTCGGACCCGTGGGACAGGCGCACACTGCCTGCTTGGTTCGTGATAGCGGGGGTCCACACGAGCGGGTTTTCCTGCTCAGACCACCGAATCAGCATAGGGTCTATCGTGCCAGAACCGTAGTCGGTCGTGCCCATCACAATGACGAAGCGCGATGTGTCAGAGACAACAATGTAGTTCTGAAAAATCGGAGTGTCGGAGTCCCCGATTGATGCAAGGTCCACACCCCGTGCGCTTGTTCCGGAAGCCGCAACCCACCAATACACACCGCCGCCTCGCGGGCCAAAGATGAGGTTCTCTCCAAAGTTGTACTGGTTCCACAACCGCAGCGGGCTCGTGGCGGCAACACCTACACCCCACGTACCAAGACCCCAACCACCAGCGCCCCATCCAACAAGTGGCACTTCTATCGCAGGCCCAACATTCAACTGGTACTCGGCGTCAACTGTGCCGCCATGCCCCGTGTCACCCGCAGTTGCCAAGACGCCTACATCTATGGTGTACGTTCCCGTAGTCACAACCGTGAGTTGGTGCTCTTGATTCAGAACAGACGCGGTGATGTCGCCGCCAAGCCCAGTAGCGCCACTGAACGTTACAAAGTCGCCCGTAACGCTGCCGTTAAGCGCGTCAGCAACCGTGATAACCGACGAGCCTGCCGTTGCCGTGAATGGATCAGTCAGCGCGGTGCCGCCCGTACGGTGCAGCCGAATAGGCGTGATGTCGTGAAACAAACCCCCCTGCTCAATGTAGAACTTCAGGTTTGTCCCGATACCCAGCAGGTTGGCGCCTCCAAGCGTGACCCAGTTCCAGATAGAGCGGCAGATTCCAAGAAACGTGCTGCTGTTGAATCGCGTCCACCCACCGATCTTCTCAGGCGTGCCTTGCCGGAAGCGAACCTTGTCCGACTCATACCAACCACCCTCGGTGGTGTACCGGGTGTTCTCTCGAACGATGCCGGGTTTGAACAGTATCTTCTGTAGGGGCACGGTGTACCTCAGTTATTTCGGCCAAGCATCCTGCAACGTCACGGCGCTGTCAAGGTTGCGTTGAGCATTTCCCGCCATTTCTTTAAGAGCGTCTCCACACTCAGCGAATACGGTGTTTGCGGTGTTTGCGTATTTACGGAGGGCATCGACGGGAGCGGTGGCGAGACGCTTGTCTGCGTCGGCAAGTTGCATGCGCAGCCGCACAGACTCATCATCAGCACGCTTAGCGCCAGCAACCGCAGCCTTAGTGCGGGTTTCATACTTCTTGACTGCTTCATCTTTGGCTTTCTGAAATTTGGTTGTTTGATCGAGAGCGGTCTTGAGTCC